AAATAAAAGCAAGAAACAGTGGAAGTAAATAAATTTATTGGAAGATTATTCCATGCCCGTGACACAGCACATCTATACCATTTATCATTAGAAGGCCCAGGAGCATATGCAGCACATGTAGCAGCAGGAACTTTTTATGATGAGTTACTAGATTTAACAGATACTCTGATAGAATCACATCAAGGTAAGTATGGCTTATTGTCTTTAACCATACAAGCTTCCTACACAGAAGTAAGCAAGGATTTTCCTACTTATCTTAAAGCGCTACTAACTTATATTGAAACAGAATGTCCTTTTACAGACTCTGATGAACTCAATATTATAGACGAAATTAAGACTCTAGTAAAACAAACCTTATATAAATTAACGTACTTGAAGTAGGTTTTATATACAAGTTGTATATAATTGCTATATATGCCTATATTTTTAATTTTATTTATTGCAACAAATAGCTAATATTTGTACGTTTAAAACATATATTTTATGGAAATAGAAAATTTAGAAGTAATTCCTTTTGACCAGATTGGTAAAGAACCAGAACCTAAAAAGGAAACAACAGAAGAAAAAGAACCTAAAGCTGAAGTAACTTCAGATGATGGTCTTATTGCTTTTGATGACATAGTAAAAGTTTCAGAAGAAGAACCTAAAACAAAGCCTACTAAAGCAACTGAAAGTAATGATGTACTATCAACTACTCTTAAAGCTCTTTACGAAAAAGAAGGATTAGAATTTAATCCTGAAGATTTTGACGGTACAATAGAAAGTTACTTGTCTTTGCAAGAAGATCTATCAGATAGGAAAGCCCAAGTAAAACTAGACTCTCATATACAGAATAATCTTAACCCTCTTAATAAGAAATTCATTGAGTTAGTTGATAATGGTGTATCAGTTGAAGATGCAGCAGATTTGATGAAATCTCTAAAGACTATCTCACAAATTAACAAAGATGATATTTCTTCTGATTTAGAGTTAGCTGAAAAAATACAAAAAGAATACTTGCGTAATACTACTAATTTCTCTCCTGAAAAGATAGAGAAAGAAATTAAGAAGTCTAAAGAAGCAGGTGTATTAATGGAAGAAGCTGAATCTAACTATGATGAGTTAGTTGAAGTAGTATATAATTACGAAGCACAACTAAAACAGGAAGTAGCTAAACAAGGACAATACCAACAAGCACAAGCACAAAAGCAACTACAGGACTTACAAGACTTTATTGAGTCTACAGAAGAAATTGGGGGTATAAAACTTTCTAAGAAACTTAAAGAATCTTGGACTAAAGAATATCAAACAGTTGAAGCTAATGGTCAAAAGGTAAATCCATTGTGGATGAATTCCCACAGACAATGACTATCAAAGACATTACAGAATTATTATCTAGTGTCGGATTCTCAAGTCCACCAGCTTGGCTTAGATCATTTGAACAGCTTTCAAACGGTGAGCAGTTTCGTGTATCTATGGCTAGATTACTTGCAGAGCAAAAAGAAATAGCAATCATTGACGAGTTCACTTCAGTAATAGATAGAACTGTTGCCAAAATTGGTTCTCACGCAATTGCAAAAACAGTAAGAAGCAAGAATCAAAAATTTGTAGCGGTGACTTGTCATGCTGACGTAACTGAATGGTTGCAACCTGATTGGATTTACGAACCAATTTCTGGTTTATTCACTTGGAGGTCACTTCAACCCAGACCAGAAGTTCATCTTGAAATTGTCAGAACAACTTACAAGGCATGGAGTTTCTTCAGTAGGCATCATTATCTAGATCACGATTTAAATAATGCAGCTACCGTCTTTGTTGGTTTTATAGATAATCAACCAGCTTGCTTGTGTGCCATTTTGCCATTGCCACATCACAGCATTAAGAACGCATGGCGCATTTCTAGATTGGTTGTATTGCCAGACTTTCAAGGTATTGGGTTAGCTCAGAAATTCATAAACACAATTGCTGGTTCTTACAAAAATCTAGATAAAAGTTTATACATAACAACAAGTCATCCAGCTTTAATTTATTCATTAAACAGATCAGATAATTGGAGCATGAGAAGAAAACCAACGAATGCTAGTAAAGTTGGTAAAACATCTACTGCTAAAGCGTTTGCCAACACAAACTCAAACAGTAGATTGACTGCATCATTTAAATATGCAGGCAATACAAACAAAGTCTTATGTGAAATGATTGGTTAAGTTATGGCTCCCAGAGGTAGACCACCAAAACCGATAGAACAAAAACGCCTTACTGGCAACCCAGGCAAGCGTACGTTGCCTGATCAGAATGAGCTTGTGCTTCTTCCTTCTGCCTATAACATTCCAGAACCTAACCGCCCATTGGGTTCTGCCGGCACAGAACTTTGGGAGCGTATCTGGGGAATGGGTCAAACGTGGCTAAGCCCATTAACTGACATTGAAATTCTTTTGATGACTTGTGAACTACTTGATGAACGCCGTAATCTGCGTATTCAAGTTTTGCAAAATAATCGCCCAGATGAACGTAAGTCACTTAGAGAACTAGACCGGCAATTGGTTGCCAATCTTTCACTTCTAGGATTTACTCCAACTGATCGTTCAAGACTTGGAGTAGCTGAAGTAAAGAGAGCTTCTAAGCTAGAAGAATTGAAGGCTCGTGCCAACCAATGATTACTGTTGTAACTGGTCCACCATGTTCAGGTAAATCTACTTACATAAAAGAAAATGCAAAGTTAGAGGATTGCATTATTGATATGGACAGAATTGCCTTAGCATTGTCCTCTGAAGAAATTACTTCATTTACTTACTCAGAACGAATTAGAAAAGTTGCAAGAGCTGCGAGAAATGCCGCAGTTAAAGCTGCACTTATGCAAGCTCAGGGCGAAAGATACTGGGGATTATGGGTTATTCACACAGACCCAGAACCAGACGTACGTTCCATGTATAGATCATTTGGCGCACAGTTTGTGGAAATGAACCCCGGCAAGCTAGTTTGTTTAGAGCGTTTAACAAAGCGACCAGCAGAAAATCAGAAAATGGCTAAAGAAATTATAGATAGTTATTATGGCAAACGTAACCAAAATTGAATCATGGCCGCCAACTTGGCTAACACCTGTGAATAAAGCCGCGCTTACTAAATCGCGTGGCTTACAAGTATCTGACTTTATAGACACGTTTGCTATTCAGACAAAAGAAACAGTTGCTGGTTATGCCGGTGACAAGATGCAACTACGAGATTGGCAACATGAGCTATTTAGACATTTGTTTGCCGTTGGTTCTGATGGAAAGTTTCGACACCGAACCGCGCTTATTGGTATGGCTCGCAAGAACGGTAAAAGCGCATTAGGTTCTGGCATTGGTCTTTGGTCACTCATCATGGGTCCGGCTGGCGGTGAAGTCTATTCTTGTGCAGCTGACAAAGATCAAGCTCGCATTGTTTTTAGTGATGCCAAAAGAATGATTGAAGCTGAACCAGAACTTGCTGAACTATGCAACGTTTATAGAGATGCGATTGAAGTTCCAGCTACGGGTTCTGTGTATCGCGTTCTATCAAGTGAGAGCTACTCAAAAGAAGGATTGAGTCCTACGCTTGTAATATTTGATGAATTACACGCAAGTCCGAATCGTGAACTCTTTGACGTTATGCAACTTGGTATGGGTGCAAGGCGTGAACCAATGCTTATTGCTGTAACTACCGCCGGCGTAAAGGCAGATTCATCTGGTCAAGATTCAATTGCTTACAACTTGTATCAGTACGGCAAGCGCGTAGCGCAAAAAGAAATAGATGACCCTAGTTTCTTCATGGCTTGGTGGGAGTCAGAAGCTGAAGCTGATCATCATTTAGAACTAACTTGGAAACAAGCTAATCCTGCATACGGTGATTTGAATGACCCTAAAGATTTTGCAGCTATGGTCAAGAGAACCCCAGAAGCTGAGTTTAGAACTAAGCGTTGTAATCAATGGGTAAGTAGTCAGACTGCATGGCTTCCAAATGGCGCATGGGAACAGCTAGAACTTAAACGTGAAATTGGAGCAGATGTGCCAATTGTCTTAGGCTTTGACGGTTCGTTTAGTGGTGATGCTTCCGTAATCGTTGGAGTTACTTGTGAAGAACAGCCTTATGTCTTTATGGTTAAGGCATGGGAAAAACAACCTGAAGATGCGGATGATTGGCGCGTAGACATTCTAGAAGTAGAAAACACCATTATTGAATTTTGCTCAACTCACAATGTAAGAGAAATTGCCTGTGACCCATTCCGTTGGCAACGCACAATGCAAGTATTAGATGAAGCAGGATTTCCAATTGTTGAATGGCCTTCTACTTCACCAGCTCGAATGGTGCCGGCGTGTGCCAAATTCTATGATGCCGTTGTAGCTAACAAGCTGACACATGACGGTAATCCACTATTGCTTAGACATCTACAAAATGCCGTTGTTAAGACTGATCGGCTAGGACCGCGAATTGTAAAAGAACACCGCGGTTCGCCACGAAAGATAGATGCTGCAGTTGCTAGTATCATAGGATTTGATAGGGCAACTGTTTCAAGAGAAGAACCCGTTGTACCACAGTTCTTTAGTTTCTAGGAGTTTGCGTTGATCCCAACTATCCTGCAAGTAGTAGGTCTAGCAACAATCTCAATAGGACTCGGTTTGTTTATCCTGCCATTAGGAATTGTCGCTGCTGGAGCATCATGCTTGCTTATCGGTATTGCGATTGAGAAGGGTCAGTAATGCTCGGAAATTTATCAGGTAGTGGCAAAGAAGAACGCGCCATTAGCTTTCAATCTGTCTGGGGTGCTGGTGATTCTTTTGCTTTCACAACTGAAGCTGGTACAAACATAGATCAGAATCAAGCAATAAAGATCAACGCTTTCTATGCTTGCGTTCTTTTAATCTCTGACACCATTAGTACCTTGCCAGTTGATTCTTTTATTAGACGTGACGGTGACCGTGTTCCTTATCGCCCACAGCCTGCATGGGTTCAGCGACCAGATGTAGACCTATTACGTTCTGAGCATTATCAGCAAGTTCTTATTTCGCTATTGCTAGACGGCAACGCATTTGTTCGCGTGTTTCGCGATAACTCAGGTCAAGTAATTAACTTAGTTGTTATTGACCCAACACGAGTAACAGTAACTCGAAATAAAGTAACTCGTGAGATCGAATACATTATTGACGGTTCAAATGAAAACATAGTTTCCAAGCGTGACATGATTCAAATTACTGAAATGCGTAAAGCTGGAGAACTTCGCGGCATGTCGCGTGTTACTGAACTAAAAGACAATCTAGGTTTATCTAGTGCCCTTCAATCTTTCGCTTCACGTTTCTTTGGTCAAGGCGCAACCACATCAGGCATCATTGAAACGCCACAAGGTTTAAATAGCGATCAAGCCAAACAGCTAGTAGACGGATTCAACTCACGTCATAATGGATGGCGTAAAGCACATAAGACTGGTCTGCTAACAGGTGGCGCAAAGTTTGTTAGAACTGGCGTAAACCCTGATGAAGCTCAGATGTTAGATAGTCGCAAGTTAGCGATTGAAGAAGTAGCTCGTATGTTTAGAGTTCCACCACACATGATTGGAATTACAACACCGGGCGCAATGTCTTACGCTTCAGTTGAACAGAACAACATTAACTTTGTAACTCATACGTTACGCCCATACGTTGCAAAGATTGAAGATGCTTACAGCGCACTTTTGCCAGACGGTGCATTTATTCGATTCAATGTAGATGGATTACTTCGCGGTGACTTCGCAACTAGAATGAACGGATACAGCATTGGTTCACAAGCAGGATTCTTAAGTGTTAATGACATTAGACGTTTCGAGGACTTACGACCTGTTACTGGTGGTGACGTTTATCGTGTGCCTTTGGCTAACGTGGATCTTGGTGCTGCTTCACTCGTTGAAACGGACAAGCGCGTTACTATGGCTCAGAAACTTATCCTTAGTGGCTTTGACCCTGCTGGCGTTCTATCTGCCTTGAGCTTGCCTGCTATCTCGCATACAGGGCTTCCTTCTACACAGCTACAAGCTATTGCTCAGATTGACCCTGAAAATCCAGAGTCTGTTTACGAGGTTTAGTTATGGCTATCTCAACGGGTCACGTTTTAGTTGGTACAACGCCAGTTCAAATTGACGGGCAAAGTCCTAACCCTTCACGCTTGCACATTCATAATATGGACAACACTAAAGTTCTTTATGTTGGCAACGGTAATGTTTCAATAACTACTGGCTTGGTTTTAGAGAAATTAGATAGTCTGGAAATTATGTTGAATCCCGGTGAAGCCTTGTATGCAGTAAGCGAAACAGGTTCTCATCTTATTTCTTGGTTAAGGCAGACACAATACTGATGCCATACTTTATAACAAATGAATCCCCTGACTGCTCAGGTTGGGCAACCATTAAAGAAGATGGTGAAGTTATCGGTTGCCATGCAACTAAGCAAGATGCAATAGATCAGATGGTTGCAGTATCAGTAGCTGAGGACATGGAACCCGGCGGTGAACGCGCACTTAATGATGAACTTGAAGTTGGCGATTATGTCTTTTGGGATAACGCTGGCAACACTATCTATGGCGAGATAACTTTTATCTCAACATTTGGCGCAGTAAAGAATCCGCTAGGTGGTGACATAGTAGCCACGCAAGATAGACCAATTGCAACAATTCAGGTTTACACAAATGACAATGGAACTTTGACTGAAACAAATGAGTTCGTGGTTAAAGGTTTCGCGCCATTAACCAAGATGGACTATGAAGGTCAAGATGAACTTATAAATGAAATGCAAGATGAAATGCAGGATGTAGAAGAAGATTCTGTACGCATTGAATCTGGCGCACTAGCTGTAATTGTGGACATTGACGGCACACTTATTTCAGGTGGTCGTTTAATTGAGAAAACCTATAACTACATAGATGACATGGAAGATACAGAAATCTTTATTGTCACAGGTCGCAACGATTCACAGCGCGATTCAACTATTGCGGAACTTGATTCTTTAGGCATTGACTATGATCGCTTGTTCATGAATCCCGGCAATAGCGAACAAACACCAGAGTTTAAAAAGGCAACTGCGGAAAAACTTTTAGAAGAATACAACGTAATTATTGCAATAGATAACAACCCTGATAATCGCAAGGTCTATCGCGAACTTGGAATTACTGCACTAGATGTTTCTGATGTTCCAGATGTACCTAGTGATGAGAATGATTCAGACGAAGAAAACACACGCGCTATAAATCAAGAAGCACCTTCATACATGAGAGCAGCTGCTAGACGTGGTTTGGAGTTCTACGCAGAAGGTAAAGCTGGTGACGGTCTAACAGATAAGACCGTTCGAGAAGCTCGACTAATGGCAGAAGGCAAGGTTTCAGATGATAAATGGATTCGTATCGCTGCTTGGATTGCTAGGCATCTACCTGATCTGGAAGCCCCTGATGCTAATCCTTCTAATGATAACTATCCAAGTGCAGGCGTTGTTGCTCACTTTCTCTGGGGTTCTGGCGCGACTAAAGCGCAAGCTCGTAGAACTATGGCTTACGCAGAACAAGTAGTTGAACGCATACGAGCTGAAGAACGTAGTGCTAATGATTTACAGAATGAGAAATGGCGCACTATCGCGTTAAACTTAAACAAAGACGAAAGGCAACAAATGACCACCACAGTAGAACGCCGCGTTAATACCGTTGAGTTTGACGTTCGCAATGGCGAAGCATCAAGCGACGGCATGAGTTTTACAGGATACGCAGCTGTATTTAATAGCCCGTCAGAACCGCTACCGTTCACAGAAATAATCAAAGAAGGCGCATTCAAGCGTTCTCTAAAATCTCGCAATGAAATTAAGTTGTTCATGAATCACAATACAGATGTAGTTCTAGGTTCTACACGCGCTGGAACTTTGAAGCTATCTGAAGATTCACGCGGATTACTTGCACAAGCTGAACTGCCTGACACTAGCGCAGGGCGCGACCTGTCGGTTCTTATGAAGCGTGGCGATGTTTCTTCAATGTCATTTGGCTTCAGCGTTCCACCAAAGGGCGATTCTTGGAGTCAAGACGGAGCAACACGCGAATTGCATCAAGTACGTCTACATGAAGTTTCTATTGTTACTGGATTCCCTGCTTATGAAGCAACAACTGCAAGTGTTCGTTCGTTAGACATTCTTGCAACTCGTACTGCCGTAGACGTAGACGCTTTAAGTGATGCCATCACAAGATTAGAAGCTGGCGAAACACTAGAACCAAATCACGCAGACTTGATTAGTGAGGTTGTTTCCAAACTAAGAGCAGATCAACCAAGCTCAACTGAGTTACTAGACATTAAGCGCAAGCAACTTGATTTAATGCTCAAAGCGTTCTAAACTTTCTCATAGACAGACCTGCATCAGGGGAAGGATGTGGGTCTGTTTTTATTTGTGCCATAATTAGATAAGCATTGTGCGGAGCCGCCATTGCGCAACTGTCGTGGAGCCACGCAGAAACTGTAAGACCAATCCAATCAAACACTTTAGGAGTAACTATGTCTGACTACATTCGTCAGCAAGCAGAAGCTCGTGCAAAGGCTTGGGAAGAAGCAAAGGCTCTTCTTGACTCAGCAGCAGCTGAAAAGCGCGATCTATCCGCAGAAGAAAACCAGACCTATGACCGCATCATGGCAGACCTTGATCAGCGTTCATTGGTAATGGAAACCATGAAGGCACAGGCAGAACGCGAAGAACGCGCTGCTGAAGCTATGCAAGGTTTTGAAGCACAAGTTAAGCCAGCCGTTGCTGTTCCAGCAATTGACGAAGCTGAACTTATCCGTTCCCTAGCTCGTGGTGAGATTCGTTCCCACTCGTTCGAGAAGCGCGACGTAACCAAGGGCAGTACGGGAGCTCCGATTCCAACGAGTTTTTATGATCGTGTAATTGAACTTGCACGTTTCGTAGGTCCAATGCTAGAAACATCAACCATCCTTAATACAGCTGGCGGCGAAAATCTTCAGATTCCGTCACTAGCCGCTTATTCTGTTGGTACTGTTACTGCTGAAGCTGCACCTATTGGCGAAAGCGATCCAACTTTCAATGCATTCAAGACACTTGGTGCATACAAGTATTCATTCCTAACTCAGATCAGCCGCGAAATGGTTGAAGATGCAGGCGTGGACATTCTTGGATTCCTTGCTTCACAGACAGGTAACGCACTTGGCTTTGCAGTCAATAACGCTCTAACTGTTGGAACTGGTACAACTCAGCCAACAGGTATCGTAACTGCTGCAGGTTCAGGCATTACTGGTGGAACTGGCGTATCTGGCGCATTCACAGCTGATAACATCATTGACTTGGTTTACAGCGTAGATACCGCAGGTCGCACTCTTCCGGGAACTGGTTTCCAGATGAACGCACAGGCAATTTCTGCTGTTCGTAAGTTGAAGGATGGACAGGGTCAATACCTATTCACACCATCACTATCTGCTGAATCTCGTGATCTATTGCTTGGTTACCCAATCTTTGAGAACCCAGCTATGGCATCCCCAGCAACAAGCGCGAAGTCAGTAATCTTTGGAAATCTTCCAAGTTACTTCGCTCGCACCGTTGGTGGATTGCGCCTAGATCGTTCGGATGACTATGCCTTCCAAAACGATTTAATTACCTTCCGCGCAACAATGCGGGTGGATGGCAATCTAATCCAGACTTCACATGTGAAGTATTTTGCTGGAGCAGCTTCCTAATTAGGAAACCCCAAAACGTAGAACCCCACCGAGAGCGCAGGCTTGGTGGGGTTCTGCTTTTGTTATGGCAGGTTTTAGGGTAAGTTTCTCGTATCTGCGAACAAAGGATTATCTGTGCAAGATTCTTTATGTATTGGTTGGGTATCTAATGCGCCTTGGGCGAATACTGGATACGGAATGCAAACAGCTCAAGTCACTAGCCGTATGAAAGCAATGAGTCATAACGTAGCTATCTTTAACAACTATGGACTTGAAGGTAGCAACACCGACTGGAACGGCATCCCAATTTATCAGCGCGGTGCAGACATGTATTCCAATGACATTATTCCAGCGCATATGTTTGATTGGGCGCAACGTAATCCAAAACAAAATCACATTTTGTTCACGCTTTATGATGCGTGGGTTCTAAAAGGAAAGCGTTGGTCTGATTGGAATGTTGCTAGTTGGGTTCCAATAGATCACATACCAGCACCGCCACAAGTTGCTTCATGGTGTCGCAATGACTTTGTTACCCCTATTGCAATGAGCGAATACGGGCAAGCCATGTTAGAGAACGTGGGCATTGAGTCGTTATACATTCCACACGCAATTGAATCTACTTTTAAGCCAATGAAACGACACAAGGGAACTACTGGCAGAGATTTTATTGGTGCTAGTGAAGATGTATTTATTGTTGGAATGAACGCCGCTAATAAAGGCGTAAGCCCTAATCGAAAGGCATTTGGCGAGAACATTCTGGCGTTCTCTATGTTTGCTCAGATGCATGATGACGTAGTTCTTTATCTACATACAGATTCAAACGGTTCACTAGGTGGAATCAAGTTGCAAGAACTAATAACGTCATGCGGTATTAAAGAACATCAGTACGCATTTGTAGACCCTTACACGCTTAGAACGGGAATAGATCAACCAACACTTGCAACGCTTTATACGGCTATGGATGTTTTACTAGCTACGTCATACGGCGAAGGCTTTGGAGTTCCAACAATAGAAGCTCAGGCTTGCGGTACACCAGTTATTGTTTCTGACTTCGCAGCTTCAACTGAACTTGTAGGTGACGGTTGGTTGGTAGACGGTCAGCCATTATGGGATGCACCGCAGTCAAGCTGGTTTCATATGCCTAGCGTTCCAGCAATTGTTGATGCGCTTGAACAGGCATATCAACGTGGTCGTGGTCGCTCCCAAAAAGCTCAAGATTTTGCTAAAGCGTATAACGCGGATGCAGTCTTTGAGCAATACTGGAAACCAGCTCTAACTGTATTGGGCGCAAAAGGCACAGAAAGACCCACAGCGTGAAAATTGGCTGGTACACCCATCACATAGAGAATGACCCTAAAGTGTCTGAGGATGGCTCTGTGAGCCAGCAAGGGCTATTCACAGGGCAGTTTGCTGGTGGCGCAGAAATGTCAGACTACGAATACCGCTTACAAGCACCCTTGGACTACGACATTGAAATTGTCACCCCATACACATTTGATACACATGACATACACCAATTCGATTCAATCGTTGTAACGGGTACGGATGCTTTTACAGATCAACAGCTCAACCAACTTAGCGAGTATGACCCGTTTGTGTTTGTGCATCACTTGCAAACACCACGAGCAGGGCTATTGGCTTTGATTGCCGGCAGTAGATTATTCGTAACTCATACACCGGCACACATGCGTAGAGAATTATCTTGGGCAAAACCACGCAAAACGGCTCAAGTTCTAAGCTACTTCGACACAAGCAAGTGTTACGACCACATGGACAAGAAACCTTACGCATTGTGGGCAGCTCGTAATCATCCACTCAAGGGCAGACTCAAGGCAGAAATTTGGGCAGCTCAAGCTGGTTATGAATTCAAAGCTCTTACAGATGTACCGCGTGAACAAGTATTAGATGCAATGGCAAGATGCGAATGGTTCGTGCATTTGCCGTTAGCCTTTGAATCTGAATGCAGAGCAGTTATGGAAGCTGTGTTATCTGGGTGCAGAATTCACACAAACGAAAACGTAGGCATTACGTCAGTTCAAGATTGGCAAGATGCAGACCACTTAAAACACATGATAGATAAAGCTGGCGATACCTTTTGGAGATTGGTACAACAATGAGAATGCTAACAATTATTCCTACTCGTGGTCGCAACGATAATGCGATTCGTTTATTTGAAGCGATAAACGCAACGGCAGACTTTACAGAAGTTGTTTTTGCCATAGATGCTGATGATGTTAAAACTTATCAAGGCTTGATGGCTGAAACGGCTGGACTAGATAACGTCAAGGTCTGTATTGCAGACCGTATGGGCATGAACGGAACTCTTAATCATTGGGCTTTATGGTTCTCACCTGACTATGACTACATTTGTTTTATGGGTGATGATCACTTACCGCGCACTGGTGGTTGGGATACGAAACTTGCAGAAGCCATTGGCGATCAGCCCGGCATTGCCTACGGAAACGATTTACTGCAAGGCGAGAATTTGCCAACTGCCGTTGTTATGTCTAGCAAGATCATCAGAGCTACGGGCTTTATGTCACCACCAGCTTTAAAGCATTTGTTCCTAGATAACTATTGGCTTGCAATGGGCAAGGCTCTAGGTAACTGCAATTATCTGCCTGATGTAATCCTTGAACACTTGCATTACACCAACGGTAAAGCGGAACATGATGACCGATACGCAGCTGTTAATACGGTTGAAATGCACAATGGCGATCAAGCTATCTTTGCTGAGTATCTAGCAACAGAATTTGCCAATGATGTTGAGAATGTAAAGGCTTGGTAATGAAGATACTTATCACCGGTCATAAAGGATTTGTTGGGCGCAACTTTGTAAAGGCTTTGCCAGATAGCGAGATTACGGGCATTGACTTAAAAGATGGCAATGACTGCCGCGACTTCTTTAAAACTAATACTGAACAGTTTGATCTAGTGATTCATCTAGCTGCAATTGTTGGTGGTCGCGCAACTATTGAAGGTGAGCCGTTATCGGTAGCAACTGATTTATCCATAGATGCAGAATTCTTTAACTGGGTACAAAGAACAAAACCCATAAATACGGTTTACTTCTCTAGCTCGGCTGCGTATCCAATTGTTTTACAGAATTCGCACCGTCGTTATCGGTTAGCTGAGTATGACATTAATTTAAATGCGGTTTTAAATCCTGACTTGACTTATGGATGGGCAAAACTTACAGGGGAATACTTAGCGCAATTTGTGACAGATACAAACTTGTTTGTGTTTAGACCGTTCTCTGGTTATGGCTCAGATCAAGATGCAGATTATCCGTTTCCAAGTTTCATTGATCGCGCTCTGGCTGGAGTAGAAGTCTTTGACATTTGGGGTAACGGTGAACAAGTACGCGACTTCATACACATAGAGGACATTGTTCAGGCTGTTTTATGGCACGTTCAGACTGGTTACACAGGCACATTTAATTTGTGTTCAGGCTTTGCAACTAGCTTTAATGATCTTGCTCAAATGATCTGTGAAGAAGCTGGCATTGACCCTATGTTTAATCACATAGTTACTGCACCTACGGGAGTTGAATACAGAGTTGGTGATTCGCATTTGTCGCATCAGTATTTCATTCCGCAGATTACATTGCGTGAGGGTATTCGTAGAGCTTTGAAAGAGCGAAAAGCCCTTTAGACACGCAGGGTTTGCTATGTATAACAAAAACTGATAGTGTTATTACATAGGCGCAGAGCGATCTGCTAGGACAGAAAGAACAAAGCACATGCATACAACAGTAGAACAGAACAAAGCACACCGAGCTGATCTTAATTGGGTAAAAGTTGGCAAGTCTGAATACATGAACTCAAATGGAACAACAATTAAGAAAGACTGCAATACAAATCTTTGGTTCATAACTGATATTGACGGAAATCACATGACATATTTTGGTCGCGTTTTTGGTCATCACAGCTTAACCAATGCTAAGAATCATGCAGAAAGATTTGGTGCGTAACAATGGCAACAAAACAACAGCTATTAAACAAAGCTAAGAAAGCAAACGTAGAAGTCGAGATTGAATTTGGTGATGGATACGTTGTAGTCATGATGGATGCTTGGAATCAACAATGGTTTGGCTATGAAGATGGTCATGGATTTAGCGCATCAGGTGACACAGCTAAAGAAGCTTATGCGGATGCGGTAATGCAGCTAAGCACCCTTGTACCCTGCAAGGGATGTGATGACAAGTATCACCGCTAAGTAATCAAGCAACAGCCCTGCCATAATCGGTGGGGCTGTTTCTTTTTGTCTGCCATAGAATAGAAACAGACTTTAGGAGCTACATGGCAATCACAAACGGCTACGCCACACTTACACAGGTTAAAGCGGCTTTACGCATTTCAGATACCGTAGATGACTCATTGCTTGAAATGGCTGTTGAGTCTGCATCACGAGCTATTGACGGTCACGCTGGCAGATACTTTTATTCATCTGGAACTGCTACACGCTACTACGCAGCAGAAGATTCTTTTATTACTCAAATAGATGACGTTTCTGGAACTGCTCTGACTTTGCAAACTTCATCAGGTGGTGACGGCGTATTTGATACAACTTGGGCTGTTGGTGATTATCAACTAGAACCGCTTAATGGAAACGTAGATGGGCTTGCTGTTCCATACACACGCATTCGAGCTGTTGAGAACTATCTGTTTCCAGTAGAAGCTGATCAAGCGTTAGTAAAATTAACAGCCGTATTCGGTTGGGCTTCTGTTCCTATTTCAATTACACAGGCTTGCATCATTCAATCCAGTCGTATCTTCAAGCGTTTAGATTCGCCGCTTGGTATAGCTGGCTTTGGTGACATGGGCGCAATGCGCGTTAGTCGTTATCTTGACCCAGACGTGGAGCAGTTGGTTGCTCCTTATCGCAGAATGAGGAACTTTGCCTAATGGCTTCTGTTTCAGAACTACGCGCTGGTATTAAAACTAATCTTGCAACGATTTCAGGCTTACGAGTTTCAGACTTTCAGCCTGATAACATAAATCCACCCGTTGCAATTGTTTTTCCAATTAGTGTTAATTATGACGATACGTTCCAACGTGGAATGCAAACCTATACTTTCGCAGTTCAAGTAATTGTTGGCAGAATTTCGGAACGTACTGGTCAGAATTCTATGGATTCGTACTGTTCAAGCACAGGGTCTAACAGTATTAAACTAGCGATAGAATCAAACAAGACACTTAGTGGCAAGGCGTTCGATCTCAGAGTTACCGATATGCGTAACTATGGAGAACTACTTGTTGGTGAGGTAAACTATTTATCGGCAGAGTTCGTAGTTCTCTGCTACGCAGACTAGGAGCAATAAAGAAATGCCAAAATTCGCAGCAACGGATTACAAGGTCACCATCAACGGTACAAACCTATCCACTTCACTTAATCAAGTTGAACTAGCTTTAGAATCAGATGACTTAGAAACAACTGCATTCGGTGGAACATTCCGCGAACGCATTGGTGGTCTAAAGACTGGTTCAGTAACGCTTCAGTTCATGCAAGACTTCGCAGCTGGAGCAGTAGATGCAACTCTGTTCCCTCTTTACAACACACTTGCAACAGTTGTTATCGTTCCAACTTCAGGAACTGTATCTGCAACCAATCCGAGCTACACCGCAGTTTGCCTTGTGAACTCATATAGCCCACACGCAAGTTCAGTAGGCGATATTGCAACATTCAGCGTAACTTGGCCGACATCAGGCACAGTAGTACGGGCAACTAGCTAACTATGAAAATCAACCTGCGCGTTACTTTTAATGATGAAACAGTAGAAGAAGTATCTGCTACTGCTCGTGATCTTGTTGCATTCGAGGACAAGTTTACAAAATCGGTTGCTTCACTAGAAACAGATTTCCGCATTACTGATCTTTTATGGCTTGCGTGGCATTGGCTAGAACGTCAAGGTAAAACCAAAAAGACGTTTGAAGATTGGTGTGATGAAGTAGACACAATTGAAGCGAGCGAACAAGACCCAAAATAACGGGGTTGGGTGACTCATCCCAACATTGGTATTTGGCTTATCTATCCGTTGAAACTGGTATTGCTCCATCAGTTTTAATGGATGAATCTGAACGTATGCTTTATACAATGGGTATGTATCTGCGCTGGCGGAATAGTCAGGGGAACTAATGTTATCTATGCGCGTTGTTGGTATCGCTGAAGTTGCTAAGACTTTAAAAGAAATAGATAACGACATAGTTAAAGAAGCTCGTAAAGACTTGCGTACAGGTGCTAAGCCAGTAGCTGATGCAGTTAAACAAAACATTCCAACTGAAGCACCATTGCGCGGTATGGTTCACAATGGGCGTACAGCATGGCAACCGTCAGGCGTAAAAGTAACAGTTAAAACTAACTTCACTAAAAAAGCTGAACGTAAAGGCACTTCATTAGTATCTATTGTTGCTGGCGCACAAGGTAAGAATTCAATGGGTGCAGCTGCATTTCAAATAGCAGACATGTCAGGCAGAAAGCGTAAAGGCAATACACGCTCAGGTCGTGCCATGATTCGAGCTTTAAATTCATCAGGTCGCGCATCCAGATACGTTTACCCAGCTGCGCTTAGACAAGTTCCATACGTTGAAGATGTGGTGCGCGGTACAATTAGAAAACTGCAACGCGACTACAACAACCGCAATAAGAGATAGGTGCAATTATGGCTGTAATCTTTCCTATCCTTTCTACTTTTGATGCTGCTGGTGTCAATTCGGCACAGCGAGCATTCAAAGGATTAAATGGCGTAGCTAAAACCGCGACTCTAGCTTTTGGCGCAATAACAGTTGCCGCTGTTAAATTTGGCGTTGATGCATCCAAAGCTGCAGCTTCTGATGAAAAAAGTATGCGCATTCTAGAAAAGCAATTAGAGAACACACTTGGCGCAAATAAGGCAATGACTGCGAGCGTTGAAGATTACATTAGTAAAACGCAAATGCGCGTTGGTGTTCAAGATGATCAGTTGCGCCCAAGTTTTGCGCGTTTGGTTCGTTCAACGGAAGATGCTGCTAAAGCTCAAGAGTTATTAAACATTGCTTTAGATATACAAGTTGCAACCGGCAAACCTTTAGAAGCAATTGTTAATGCATTAGGTAAAGGTTATGACGGCAACGCTACTGCATTAAGCAAACTTGGATTAGGTATAGATACTTCAATTTTAAAAAGTGAAGATTTTAATGATGTAACTAATACATTAAAAAAGACTTTTGCTGGCTTTGCTGATGATGAAGCAACAACGCTTGAAGGTAAATTTAGAATTTTTAGTATTGCTGTTGATGAAGCGAAAGAATCTATCGGTAAAGCTTTGCTACCTGTATTAACTAAGCTAATGGATTACATTATTAAAAATGTGTTTCCAGTTATAGAAATTTTTATTAACGCACTAACAGGAAATCAAGGTTTATCTAGTTCGTTTACTCAATCCGAACAAGCAGCCTACACATGGGGCAACGTTATTAGAGCTGTTATTCAAACTGTTGTTAATTACATACCATTTTTAGTTAAGTTTGGTGCTGCATTAGTTGGTATGTTTGTGGTTGCAAAAGTAGCTGCTGCAGCTGGAGCAATTATTAAAATCATTGGTGGGCTTGTAACCGCATTCCAAACGCTTCGTAAAGTCGGACTAGCTGCAACTATTGCAACCGCGTTTGCTACTGGTGGTTTGTCTGTTGCTGCTGGCGCGGCTGGAACTGTGGCTGCTCTGGCTGCAATAGCCGTAGGTTTTGCCGCATTAGATAAAGTTACTGACAAATACAAAGAGAATGTAGCAGGTCTACCACCAATTTTTGTTGCTCCAGATGGCGTTAAGCAACAAGCGAAAGATTTTCAAGACGTAGTTCTTCCGACCATAGATAAAGTTGGCTCTTCCGCAAAGACTGCATCCAAGGGAGTTACAGGAATTGGCGATGCTGCCAAATCATCCAAGGACAAGATCGCTGCATTTACAGAAGAACTAAACAAACAGAACGGAGTTCTTGAATCTGCTCGTAATGCATTCGCAAGTTTTAAGTCCACAGTCAGAGATACTTTGACGGGCATCATAGATTTTGGTGCAGCTGCTACTGCCGAAACTGGTTCTTTTATTGAAAATCTAGTTGCTCAAGCTGCTAAAGCTGCTGACTTTGGTGCAAAAGTTAAAACGCTTCTCTCAATGGGACTATCTGAATCTGCGATTGGACAAGTGCTAGCAGCTGGCGCAGATGCAGGAATCAAGATCGCAGATGAAATTATTGCAGGTGGAGCAACTGTTGTAGATCAGGTGAACACCTTGATTGGTGCTACCGCATCAGTTGCAGAAGAACTAGGAACTTCGGCTGCTACGCAGTTCTATCAAGCAGGAATTACAGCTGGTCAAGCAATGGTAGACGGAGTTAAGGCTGCTATTGCGGCTTCTGGTTTTGCAATAAACGTAGAAGGTGGCATTGTTAATCAAGCTGGCATAGATCAAGTCAATGCAGCTATCGCTAAGGCAAAATCTGGCAAAGGTAAAAAGAGCAAGGTTACTAAAAAAGAACGTCAGTCAATTATGGACTTGGCTGCTTCTCTCGGAGTTGAAGTCCCTGCTTTTGCTAAGGGTGGAATTGTCACCGGTCCGACATTAGCTCTAATCGGTGAAGCTGGACCAGAAGCTGTTGTACCTTTAACAGGTCGCAACGCACCAACAGGAAACACAATTAACCTAACTGTTAATGCAGGTATGGGTGCAGATGGAAACCAAATAGGTCGTGAGATCGTAGACATCATTAAGCGTTACGAGCGCGTAAGTGGTCCAGTCTTTGCGAGCGCGTAATGCCAGTTCCAGATACTAAGGTTTACATTGGCTTTGACTTGGCTGCTTCTGGTGGCAACTTGTTCACTCTTAACGACACCACTAAAGGCAAACTAAACTCTACATTTGTTCTTGGTGGTGATGTTCTAACTGATGTAACTCAATACGTTGCTTCAGTTTCAGTCAATCGTGGCAAGTCGCGTGAACTAGATAGATACACCGCAGGAAACGCATCCGTAACCCTGCACAATGATTCGCGTATCTTTGACCCATTCAACGCTTCAAGCATTTACTATTCGCAGATTCTGCCACGCAAGCCAATAGCAATTGAAACAAATGGTGACCGCGTATTTACAGGATTCATTGACGATTGGGATTTGACCTACGACATTTCAGGAAAGTCTTTTGCAAGCGTTTCTGCCGTTGATGGTTTCTTGCGTTTATCCGCAGCTGAACTTGATTCGTTCACAGCAACAAGCCAGTTAAGCTCAGACCGCATTACAGCCATTTTAAATCGCCCAGAAGTCGCGTGGCCAATAGCCAATAGAAACATCTCGACAGGATTAACCACGTTACAGGCTGACGTAGTACCAGAGAACGCAAACGTGTTGCAGTATTTACAGCTCGTGGAAACAACAGAGAATGGTCGTTTATTCATTGACCGTTCTGGCGCAGTTACTTTCAAGAACCGCGTAACGATTCCACCGCTTACAACTACCGTTGTTTTTGCAGATGATGCAACTGCTAACGCAATTAAATACACCAACATTGGCGTTGTTTATGGTTCAGAAAATCTTTATAACCGCGTGACAATTACTAGAGCCGGTGGAACGCCACAGGTTGCAGACTCATTGGCATCCCAGAATCTCTACGGTGTATCCGCTTATTCGATTGACGGCGTTTTACTAACTAGCAACACAGAAGCCCTAGCCCTAGCTGAATACTTGGTTGGTTTGTATGATGAACCAGAACTACGCATAAATGAGATAGAAGTAAATCTGCACGATAAGACACCAGCGCAAGTAGATAATCTTCTAAACATTGAAATTGGTGACGTTGTTCAGGTCATCTTTACGCCTAATCGCATTGGCACAGCCATAAACCAGTACGCCATTGTGAACGGTGTTAAGAACAACATAGGCATTGATCGCCACGAATTGAGCTTTGATTTAGGTTCTGTGTCTGCGTTCCCATTGATTCTTGATAATCCGATCTATGGCAGACTTGGTGGAGCGTTGCCAGTTTACGATTCAGCTACTACCGCTTACGACGCACCGCTGATAAACTATGACGGGTCAGAGCAATTTGGCTACGTTCTCGCATACTAAGGATTTTTGATGCCAACTAACTTTCCAACTAGCGTTGATGTATTAACCAACCCTGTTTCTAATGATTCGTTAAACAGCCCTAGTCATTCGTTGCAACACGCAAACGCAAATGATGCGATTGAAGCGATTGAAACAACTTTGTTTGCTGGTGGAATTAACTACACAGGCTTAGTATTACTTGCAACCGCAGCACCGTCTGCATCAACAGCAATTCAATTTGATAATGCTTTCAATTCAACTTATTTGAATTACAAAATTGTATGGAATTTAACTATGGCTTCATCCAATGATTTGTTTTTCAAATACCGTACCTCAGGTTCTGACCTATCAACTGGGTACGCATCAACTGGAATAGTAATTAGTTCCAGTACGGGTGCAATCAGCGCGTATGGAGCAAATACTGGAACTGGTGCATACATTTCGCAGATTGGTACTTCAAGAATGGCTGGCGAAATAGAAATTTTGAGTCCAAGTATTTCTGGTCAAAATAGACATACGGTTCATATGGGTCAAGGATTAAATGGAGTTCACTACGGTGGCTCTTACAATTTATCTGCTGGTTCAATAGATGGTTTTGTTCTAAGTGCTTTTGGTGTGGCGATGACTGGTTTTGTAAAACTCTATGGATACAGGAACGCATAATGGATGAATTAACAGTTTTGATTTGTGACGTTGCAACTGGTGAACAAGTAGTTAGACCAATGACAGCAAACGAAATTGCAAACCTTGAAGCAATGAAACTAGATCAGATAGAACACAATACAGAAGCACAAGCCAAAGCCGATGCCCGTGAATCTGCCCTTGCAAAACTCGCTGCTCTTGGTTTAACCCAAGATGAAATCAACGCGCTGTAAACTAACAATAGAACTTTAGGAGTAAAACAAAATGGCTGGATTAGGCAGAAAAGTATTCACCGCAGGTGATGTGCTTACGGCATCTGACGTACAGAATTACATGATGGATCAGTCCGTGATGTATTTCGCTGGAACTGCCGCACGATCCTCTGCTATCGCTACACCTACAACAGGAATGACTTCCTACATTGGTGTTACTGGTACTGCATCTATTCCACAGATTGAAACTTACACAGGTTCAGCGTGGCAGACACCTTATGGTTTGACTCAGATTGCAAATTCAAGTTTTAGTGCTGCATCTATCCAAGTTGAAGGTATCTTTTCTGCTGTTTACGATAACTATCGCATAGAACTTGCCATAGATGCACCTGCTGCAAACGCTTGGACTGGTGTGCAAATGGTTTCTGGTTCAACTCCTACAACTACATCTACTTACAGTTACATGCGCCGATTTGATTACAACACAGCAGCAGGTGGTTATGAAGCATCGGCAACTTCTGATCGTATGAACGCAATGTTTACAAGTGCTGCTGGATTTGGTTTTGTTGGATTTGATTTAGCCAACCCATTCTTAACTAAAAATACTTTCCTTGCTGGAACTGGTGCAAGTAGAGTAACTGCTGGTGGTGCTGGTTATGGGTATCTAGTACAGGGCATCACACCAGACACAACAAGTTACAACGGTATCAAGTTTCTATTTCCTGCAAGTTGTGCTGGAACTTTGAAAATCTACGGATATAGGAATTCATAATGAGCGAAACATTAACAACAGTCATTCTTGATGCCACAACTGGTGAAATAACAGAACGACCATTTACAGCAGAAGAAATTGTTGAATATGAAGCCAATCAAGCAAAAGAAATTGCAAGACAATCAGAAGCAGAAGCCAAAGCAACTGCGCGTGAATCTGCACTTGCTAAGTTGGCTGCACTTGGTCTAACTGCTGACGAAGTTGCTGCCCTGTAAACTGTTCTAATGGAACAACTACAAATCTGGTTTGCAACATCCCCAATAGCTTCTTTCTTGCGTACGTTTGGCGCAGGTCTTTTGGGTTGGATAATTCTTAATGCTAATGATCTAAATCTTCATCCAGCTATTGCCATTGCGCTTGCTTCATCTTTGCCAGTTCTTGTTTCGTGGCTTAATCCTGCGGATACGCGCTTTGGAACTGATGTAGGAGTTGATGAATAATGGCTTACCCACTTAAGGCTTGGGTTACTACATTTCCTTATGGCGTTAAATATAAGAACGGTCAGATTCATAAAGGCATTGACGGTAGAGCTTCAGTTGGAACACCCGTCTACGCATCAGTTTCTGGCACAGTAGTTCATTCAGGCGTACACAAGTTCCGTAAGGGCTGGGGTACTAGCTTTGGCATTCACGTTATCGTGGACAACGACAAGTTCTCTAACGGTGATGCAGGGCTTTGGGCTGGTTACTGCCATTTGTCAAAAGTTGCAATTGCTGTTGGTCAAAGAGTTGCCAAAGGCGATCTTGTTGGTTGGTCTGGGAATACAGGCAATAGCACCGCTGCTCATCTTCACTTTCAAATTCTTGCAAGTCGTACTTGGAATCCAAAGAAGCACGTCAATCCAAAAAGGTGGCTAGAAGCGTGAGTCAATACATAAGCCGTAAATCAGATGCAAAAAGTAAGCCACCAACACAAGTTCTAAAAGCTGGTGTTTGGACTGTTATAGAAGCATCAGGCAAAATGCCGTTAGTGCCTACTGAAACAAGCAAGTATGGCGCGTTTTGGTCTGCCTACTTAAACATTGATTCGCCTAAAATTGGTGGCGCAACTGAGTTAGTTATTAGATGGGTTCGTGACCCTGCCGGCATTGCTGATTCAACTGGTTATGAAACTAAGTTACTAAAAAAAGGTGGAACAACTTTCATTAAAGATACTTGGATGTTTCAAGCTGTTAAAGATCAACCTGTTGTATTCATGGTTAAAGCTAACGGCAAAGCAACGGTAACTACTAGAGAAACAAAGTTGGCTATTCCATAATGCTTATCTTAGAACTAGGGCAATACGCAGCTGCCCTATCTGCAATTGCTGTTCTACTTGGAATGTTTATCAAATGGGCAATTGTTAAGCCAATAAAAGCGTACATAGATCAAGCCACTTACCCAATTCACCCAGAATCCAACGGCGGCAGATCGCTCCCAGACATAGCTCAGACAGTAAACCGCATTGAAGCGCGTGTTGGTGACATTGATTATCGCCTTAATTCAATAGAAGAATTAGTTACTAAACCGACACGCACCAAAAAAACAACAACTTGACGGACTTGCGCTCTAGACTTATCTAGACGAAAGGTGGTCACAATGACCTTACTTGACGATTTAGACACAGTTAAAAAGAATACATCCGCTTGCACCATTGCGCGTATAACAAAGCAACTAAGCGCAAAAGAATCTGAAGCACTAATCAAACTCATAGATAATCCTGAAACAAGTCCAACAAGTCTTTCTCGTGTGTTGGCTAAAAACGGTTTTAACGTAAGCCGACAAGTTATAAACAGACATCGTAACCGCGGTAAAAAAGATTTAGGATGCACTTGCCCATGAGCCTTACAGATGATCTTTCCAAACTTGGTGATGACGAACAGCGCAAGCGCGTAGCTAAATCTATTCCAGCTGGCTTTGAACCGGGTATTGAGTACGACTCAACAGGTGGCGTTCTTAAGTCAGTACCTAGACCAGCTGGTGATGAACCTGATCACGCTGAACTTCTAGCTGAGTTTGAACTTGACCCTGCTAAATGGCGTATTACAGGTCTACGCCGTAGTAAATGGCAAAGATGGGATGGCGAATGGCTTGAATCATTTAGAGCTACGTTCGTACCAAATTCAGGTACAAATTTAGTACCAATAGATGACTTGCTTGAAATAGTTGCGAAGTGGAAGCCAAGCAATACCCCTAGGAAGCCCTCAGAAGCTCGTACAGGCTCTTTAGCCTATGCTGTGGTACTAGCAGACACTCAGGTTGGAAAAATTGACGGTGGTGGCTCTGAGCAGATTATCAAGAATGTATTACACAAGACTGATCTAGCAGTTGCCAGACTCAAGGAGCTACGCAAGGCAGGGCGCGACATTGGAACGATCTACTTACCTCAGCTTGGTGACTGTATCGAAGGGTTCAGTAGTCAAGGCGGAAAGAATGTCTGGCGTACGGACTTGGATTTAACTTCCCAAATTCGTGTCTATCGCCGTTTGCTTTTGCACATGGTTAAAACTTTCGCTCCATTAGCTGATCGTGTAATTGTGCCTTGTGTACCTGGCAACCATGATGAAGCCGTAAGAATCGGTAACTCTATGGCAACGACTTATACAGATTCGTTTGCTTTAGATGCAGCTTCAGCCGTAGCTGATGCTCTCGCTGATCACCCTGATTACAAGCACGTTAGTTTTGTGTTCCCTAAATACGACACCTTGACCGTAACTTTAGACATGGCTGGAACAGTTGTTGGTCTAGCGCATGGTCATCAATGCAAAGGCAAGGCAGTTGATTGGTGGAAGAACATGGCTCATGGGCAACAAGACATTGGCGAAGCTACGTTGCTTCTTACGGGTCACTATCACCACTTGCGCGTAGAGCAGTCAGGCAGAAAGACTTGGTTACAGGCGCCGGCGCTTGATGGCGGTTCTCAATGGTTCTCGAATTCAAGTGGCGCAGAAGCACCAGCAGGAATGCTGACACTAACTATTGGCGAAGGGAAATGGGATGACCTCAAAGTCCTGTAATCATGATTGGCTTTATGTCAGATCAACAGAAGGCGATTACGAAACTTGCCGTCTGTGTGATGAACTGAGGTTAGTCCATGACAAGTGAAGAACTAGCTAATCAAGTTACAGCTTGCGTAGAGTCTTTACGCTCTCGCATTATGGGTACGGGTGACGAGCAATACAGTCATGGCAACCAACAGTCAATTGAAGTTAAATCTGGTGAGCAGATAGTCAAAGAAACAGTTGAAGAACTGGATGATGCAATTGTGTATTTGGCACACCTTCGTGCTAGATTAAATAGGCTTGCGCAGCTTTAGGCAATCCCTAAAAACGTGAACGCCCCTTGCTTATGCTTTGTCAAGGGGCGTTTACTTTTGCTCAAAAACCCATTAAACACGCGACTTTTAAGCTATTTCTAAATAGACTTGCATTTGTTATACATCTATGCAATGATCATTACATAGGCGAGGAGCAATCCTCTAGGACAAAGGAACAAAGCAATGAGCAAAATCTGGATGCCAACAGTAGAAGATGTAGTTTGTCAAGAATGCAATGAGCTTCAGCAAATTTTGTGGGGCAAGTTTGGGGCTGAATTGCCTTGCATTAACTGTGATGCAGCTCCCGTATTTCTTGCAAAGGTTGGTGCATAATGCGTAAGCCATTTAAGATCACAAAGAAAACGCAGGAAGATTTAGGCGGTGCAGTTGATATCTATGATGCAGAAGTTTCAATGGGCAACTACAAAGCTGATCTTTGGGACATTGACGAAAGCAACACGCTTCTAATTGACGGTGCTGAAGGTGCATCCATGTTCTTGGGTTGCGCTCATGGTGAGCTGGACAACTGTAATAACGCAATGAGCGATTATTACGAGAAGAAAGACTATGCTCGTGCTTATCACCGCCACGCTCGAATTACAAAAGTTATGGAGCAAGTTCTAGAAGTCTACGGCGATCAAATTGAAAGCAAGTATTACGGAAGCTGGACAGTTAAGGCAGGTGAATGAAGATGACAACAAAGCAAACTTTTCAAAAACGTAATCCCCATAATCTGCCCTCTTTTCCAGCAGACAACAAATGCCCTGAATGTAGTTTTGATGTTCCTTGGGCTGGTTGGATTATTGTTAAAGGCAAGCTGGTCTGTAAGTTTTGTCAAGATAAATAAGTAACAGCTCACAGCCCTGCCAATGCGGTGGGGCTGTTTGCATTTGTCTGACAAATCATTTATGTTAGACACATGAGTAAAGCAAAAATAATTATTGGTGATGTAAGAACTGCAATGCAGTCAATCCCAGATAAGTCAGTTCAAACGTGCATCACGTCACCGCCATACTGGGGCTTGCGTGATTACGGCACAGGTAGCTGGATGGGTGGTGATACTCAATGCAGTCATAAAAGAGATAGCAAGTATTCAGACAAAACAATTACTGGTCACAAGAATCCTGCCATTGGCGGTATCGGTGATGCAATTTACAAAACCATTTGTGAACGCTGTGGGGCAACTCGTGAAGATGAGCAGCTGGGGCTTGAAGAAACACCGCAACAGTATGTAGATCAAATGGTTGAAGTCTTTAGAGAAGTCTGGCGCGTTCTTAAAGATGATGGAACTCTCTGGTTAAACATTGGTGATAGCTACGCAGGTTCTGGCAAAGGTCCGGCAGGTAACTTGGGCGCAACACATAATGAACGACACATGGAACACAAGCATTCAGCTATTGTGCCTGATGGCTTAAAGCCTAAAGACTTGGTTGGCATTCCTTGGCGTTTAGCTTTTGCGTTACAAGCTGACGGTTGGTATTTAAGGCAAGACATTATTTGGGCTAAGCCAAACCCAATGCCTGAATCAGTTACAGACAGATGCACTAAGTCACACGAGTACGTCTTTCTATTGTCAAAGTCACGTCAGTATTTCTATGATCATGAAGCTGTTAAAGAGCCAGCTCAAGACTGGGGAACACGCGATAGAACAGAAGGCAAGTACCACAACCTAGGCTCTGGATTGACACCGCATACAGGTTTAATTAAGTCATACGAAACAAGAAACAAGCGTGACGTTTGGACAGTTGCAACAAAGCCTTATAAGGGCGCACACTTTGCCGTAATGCCTGAAGCTCTAGTTGAGCCATGTATTTTTGCAGGTTCAGCAGCTGGCGATACGGTGCTAGACCCATTTACTGGTTCTGGAACTGTTGCAATGGTTGCGCTTAGACATAATAGAAACTTTGTAGGAACTGAATTGAATCCAGACTATGCAGAAATAGCTTTTAACCGCATTTACAATGATGCACCGTTACTAAACGAAATAGAAAAGGAGTTGGCTAATGGCTGACGAACAGAAAGAAAATAAAGAAAACATGATCGCGCTACGACTTAACAATGAGCAGATGCTTGCCGTTAAGCAATGGGCGCACCAACACAACGCCAATGTAAGTCAAGTGATCAGATCAGCAATAGAGCTAATGACAGGAGCAAAACAATGAAAACACCAAGCGAACAATTAGTGCAAACAACTTGGATGGCAGAACACAAACTGTTTCAAAATCATGATGCAGTAACGCCGGTTGATTGGGCTAAAGTTTGGGAAGTTGTAGACAATATAGATCATCCAGAATTTGATGCAGATCAATTAGTTATGGTTGCTGTTCTTGAATTTCTATGCGGTTCAGAAATGGTAGAAGTCAGCCTTGATGAAATTGCTAACTTGCCTGAGCTGGAACGTCAAGCTGTTGTAGATGCATTGCGCTTGAAGTGGTCTAAAGTCGAGTTCCAAGAGAATCTATGAGCATAAAACGCGCTCCGCGCCCACAAAGCAACTTTACGATCATTTGTAATACAGTTCTTAGAGATAATAATTTGTCTTTTAGAGCGCGTGGAATTCTTGCGAACATACTTAGTAGACCTGACAATTGGCGTACTGATGCAGACACGCTAGCCAGAGAGTCTAAGGATGGGCGTACAGCGATTCTGACAGCTTTAAAAGAGTTAGAGCTTGCTGGGTATCTAGTACGCAGAAAGTATCAAAATGAGAAGGGTCATTGGCAGACAGAAAGTACGATTTATGACAAGCCACAACCGAAGTCAGGTTTTCCGATGTCGGTTGAACCGATCTCGGATAGTCCGACGTCGGATAACCCGACTCTATTAGAAGAACTATCTACTAAAGACTATGAAGAAGAAAGAACTACTCGCACCTACGGTGACGAGATAGTGAAACTTTCAAATCTTTTAGCAGACTTGATTGAAGCTAATGGAATCAAACGACCAGCTGTAACTGCTAACTGGCACAAAGACATTGAACGTCTACACCGGCTAGATGGTTATAGCTATGAACAAATTGAAAGTGTTATTAGATTCGTTCAAGCTGATAGTTTCTGGCGATCTAACGTGTTAAGCCCAATGAAGTTGCGTAAACAGTTTGGCGCATTGCAATTGAAAATGAAAAGCACGTCAGGTTCGCTATCAGGTTGGGCAAACGTAATCAACAGACTTTCTAACCAACCAAAGGAGCTAGGCGAATGAACGCATCAGAAATGGCGCGACTACTTGGAACGATCAGTTTAATAGATGCAAGAATTTCAAGGCGTGATGATCAAGAGAAAGAACTTATGGCAATGGCTTGGCTTGCAATTGTAGGTACAAAAATACCATACGAGTTTGCAGCTAAATGCGCTCAAGATCATTACAGGAATTCAAGTGAAGTGTTTATGCCTGTTCACATTGTTGCATCATGGGTTAAAGAAAGAAAGCTACAAGAGCTTGCAAACAATGCCAAAGAAGCATCACTAGAAATTGAAGATGCTAGAACAAAGCGCGTACCCATGCCTGATTACATTAAAGATCAACTAGAAAACTTTTATAAAGTTCCAGATGAACCAAAGAAAGAGCTAAGCCCAGAAACATTAGAGCAAGTAGCTCTTAAGCAACAGGCATCTTTAGAGTGGCTCAAGGCTAATGGTTAGCATTTATGTTCATGTCATAACTAACCAAATTGTATGCAGTAGCTGTGTTGGCGAAACATTGAACGGCTGGATGAAGTTTGATGATAAGACTAGATTCAATGCATTTGGTCATAAACAAGTTCGTTGCTCAATTTGTGACTCATTGCGCTAACAGATAAGCAACTGCCATACTGGCTGAATGTTAAAAGATTGCGATCATGAAGCGTGGCTTGATTCGGGCATGTGCCTAATCTGTACCGCGCCTGATTCATGGATGTATTCTGCAGCTTGTCGAGATGCGCCACCTGATACTTGCTTTCCAGAGAATGAAGAACCGCACTTGTACGCAATAGCTAAACGCTTGTGTGAAGAATGCCCAGTTGTTGGATTCTGTCTAGAGATTGGGCTAGATGAGAAATGGGGCATGTGGGGCGGATTGGATCCAATCGAACGTCAGAAGCTGATCAAGTCTGGCAAAGTTCCCAAAGATAGACTAGAAAAGCGTGGTTTCTTAAGGGTTTTTGGCTATTTAAATTAGAACAAATGTACGAACGGCGCGTTATAAAAATGTTATAAAAAGTTGCTCTAAATGGTACAAAATGTCTGCCCTATCGGGTAATGTTATACATAACAGAGAGCGCAAGCTCTAAGAGAAGCAAAGGAAACAAAGCAATGGAAACACTAACAATAAGCACCACAGATACAGCAAAGCTAATTCGTAAAGAACTAAAGACTGCATTCGCAGGAGTTAAGTTCTCAGTAACTTGCGACAAGTACGCAGGTGGAGCAAGCATTTGGGTTACATTTCCAAAAGAATCAGGCATTGCAACTGAAAGCGTAAGCGCAATTACTGCAAAGTTTGAAAGCATGAAGTTTGACGGTTCAACCGATTCAACAAGCTACATCATTGGCGAGATTGACGGCGTACCAGTTCAGTTTGGCGCACATTACATCATGGTTCAGGCAGGTTAATCATGGTTACAGTAACTACTTACAACAGCGTTGAACAAATGCTTGCAAACAAGACCGCAGCTGAACTTATTCTGGTTTGGAACGATAGTGAAAGAAGAATTGACCAGCTCAAGAACATGCCACGCAATGACAAAATGCTCGCTGAATGGGATGCACTAATCAGAGTACGCGGTTGGATTACAAAAGCAATGATCAGCAAAATGCCGTATGACGAATTTTGCAAGGTGGTGGACATCCCTAATGACTAACACAAAGCTAAAGGCAGTTAAAGATTCAATCGGTGGCTATCGCGTAGCTGGAACTAATGTTTTATGGGCGCGACAGAATGAATGCCGTTGTTGCTGGTACATCTTTGATGAAGCTCAAATTGAAACTGTTGCTTATGCTAACAGCTACGCGCAAGCAAAAGAGTATGCGTTCAAATACGTTTTAGAAATGGAGTTACAGAATGCGTAACTGGAACTGGACACCAAGAGCAAGATTTATTGGCGAATTACTAACAGCAATAACAGTAGTTGCAGCTGGATGGGTTTTATTTGTCGGCACATGGTTTGCACTAGGGGGTAACTAATGAGCTTTGTACCGTACTCAATGGAACGTGCAACTCTTGACGATAAACACAAGATACGCAAGATGCTTGAATACTTAGGCATTACGCATCCAGCGCATCAAGTCGAGTTTTTGTCAGCTCTACTTGGTAAGCCATTCGATACAACAAAGTTGAACAAGCAAGAAGCAATAGACTTGCGCCGCAAGATTAAGAACATACAAAATGAAAAGGACAAAGCATGAAACAAGAACAACAAGATGCGTTACGCGCACCGTTTGCTAAAGAGCAGATTCAGAAGTTACCAACTGGCGGTTTACAGCTTGACTATGTTAGCCACGCTTGGGTAACTGATCGCTTGCTACAAGTAGACCCGTTATGGACTTGGAAGCCGTTAGCGTTTACAGAAGCCGGTCTACCAGCTTTTGATTCAAACGGCGGTCTATGGATTGAACTAAGTGTTTGCGGTGTCACTCGATACGGCTACGGTGAACCTCAAGGGCGTGACAAGTTTGATCAGACTAAGGGCGCAATTGGCAATGCGATCAGGAACGCAGCTATGCGCTTTGGTGTAGCTCTTGATCTATGGGCTAAAGAAGCGCCGGCAGAAACAAAGCCAGCACCTAAAGCAACGAAAGAAATTAGCACAGCTACTGCAAAAATGATTGAACGCATAAACAATGCTGGTTCACTTGTAGAACTAAGCGAAGTCGTACCACTAATTCAATCAGGCGAGTTTACAGAATCAGAAAAGCGTAGTTTACGACTTATCTTTGACAATAAGAAAGTTGAGTTAGGCGCATGACATTCATACTTGGAGCAGTCTTATTTTTACTTGGTGGATTCTTTGGAATGTTAGTAATGGCTTTTGCTCAATCTTTACCACGTCAGATACAAGAACAGCATGAAGAACTTGTATCGCAGTTGCGTTTGGTGGTCGAAGATGAGTAACGCAAGCTATAACAGCGCAGCTATCAGCAACGGCTTTCATGGAATGCAATTAGCTTTAGATGCTCAACCAGATTGGGCTGATCAAGCTCTAATAGCAATTTTGCAACTGGCAAAGCAAGGCATTGAATTCACTAGCGAAGATGTTTTGGCAATTACTGGCTTGCCGTCTGGTGGAGTTGGACAACATAAAAACAACGCATCAGGGGCAATTATGAATAAAGCAGCTCGTGCTGGTTGGATTCGTAAAGTTGGTTATGGCAAAGCAAAGCGTAAAGAATCACATGGCGCAGTTCTAGCAATTTGGATTGGCGCATGATTAGCTTCTTTATCGAGGGCGTACCAGCTCCACAAGGCTCTAAGACTGGCTTTGTTAAGAATGGTCGCGTTGTAATGATCGAAGCAAGTAAAAAAGTCAAGCCTTGGCGAGAAGCTGTTGTTGCAGAAACTGTTAAGAACGTTGCTTGCACAATGACTGAACCAGTTGAGATTGCTCTAGTGTTTTATTTGCCTAAACCTAAAAGTGTCACGAGAAAATGGCCAAGTGTTAAGCCTGATCTGGATAAGTTAATTCGTAGCACGTTTGACGGGCTTACTACTGGTGGTCTTTATACAGATGATGCCTTAGTAATTGCAGTTAGTGCTTCAAAAGAATACTCATCAGACAAAATTGGCTGTCAAGTGATTGCAACTGAGGTTGAAAATGTTTGATACTGCACAAGCAAACTGTTTAGGCGTAGACCCAGAGTTGTTTTTTCCAACTGGAGCAATAGCACCAACAACTGAATCAACTCTTAGACGTATCTGCATGAGTTGCAGGGTCTTTGATGATTGCCTTGATTATGCGTTAAAAGTTAAGGTGAATGGCTATTGGGCAGGTACGACAGAAACAAAGCGTGTAGAGCTACGCAGGTTCTTTAAGATCACGCCCGTAAGGATAGATGAAGAATACAAACGCAAGTTAGAAGGCGAAACAAATCAAGCTAAGAATTCGCGCACATATCGTGAGCGACAAAGAGAAGCAGGAGCAAGATAATGGCACTACCAACAATTACAGCGCAAGGCAATTTGGTCTTTGAACCAGATTTTGTAGTAACAGCATCAGGCATTAGCCGTTGTAAGTTGCGTATTGCGTGTAACGAACGAAAGAAAGCGGACAACGGAACATGGTCAGACGGGGATACAAGCTACTTCGACATTGTTCTATGGCGTGGCTTAGCTGAAGCAGCTGCTGATGCCTTCAAGAAGGGTCAGTCAATTCTTGTTGTTGGCAAAGTTCGTGTATCAAAGTATGAAGATAAGAACGGCGTGGAACGTACAGCCGTAGAAATTACTGCGGATGAAATAGCAGCAGTAGTCAAAGCAAACAAAGCTAAAGAAGTATCACCAGAAAGTGACCCTTGGTTATGATCATTGCCCTAGTTCTTTCAGTAGTATCAACGACTATCTTGGTATTTCTAGCCGGCTATCGGTTAGCTATGCACCACAACAAGATGCAATTTGTAGAACTAATGCAAGAAGGTGACTCATTAGAGCCAATCTTCGCAGCTTTAGATCGTGAGTATGCATACACAGACAAACTAACTAAGCCGTTCACAGATGAAAAGTAAATGTCACAAGTGCCACCGGTCATCCAATCAAACGGATGGCTGGTGGCATGTCTACGAGTTACAACGAGAGTATGCCTTATGCCCTAGTTGTTACCGTAATAAGAGTTTGCTGGCTTACAGAGATACGATCATTGAAGCTCTAGAAGCTATTAAGATAACTGACCAAGAACCTGCGCTTCATGTTGCTATGCAAGTTATGAAGCAACATTGCATTGGCATAGTTAGAGATCTATCTTTCAATGACTAAGCCAATAAGACCGCGTTCAAAGAAGATGGAGAGCCTGTACGCAACTCAAAGACGTGCATTAGTAAAAGAGTTGCTACGGGACTTTCCAGCTTGCCAGCGTTGCGCTGTGGCTTATGCAACAGACGTACACGAGATCAAGACACGCGCTAGAGGTGGAAGCATTGTAGACAGGGATAATCTTGCGCTTTTGTGTAGACCTTGCCACACGTTTATTACACAGAATCCAGCACAAGGCAAAGCTGAAGGCTGGTTAAAGAATAGTTGGGATGACTGATGAACAAAACAAAAGCAAAATTTAATTGTGAGTGTGCAGTTTCTGCAATAATTTGGAATGGTAAAGATGCTTGGGTTTGCCCTATGTGCAGAACACCAATAGAACAAACAATTTGCCGCGCTGGTTGTAATACACAAGATCACGAGAGTTACTGGGAATGTTTACAAGCAGCCAACGTGTCAATAGATAAAACAAGTCTTAGATCTTAATAGACTTAGCGCATGAACTGGACAGACACGATAGGCGTAACGATTCATAATGATCTTGTCCGTTCAGCATTGAAGAACAAGCCAGATGCAGACATAGACAAGCTAGAAGCATCAGTAAAGCGTATGAGCTTGAGCGTTGGCATCACACGAAACGCCATTGCATCAGTCTTAGAAGCTGAATTAGAAGCTATGGTTGCTTATCATCTACTGGGTGATAAATCTATAACGCTTGAATACTTAGCTGGATTACAAAGCGCATCAGACTTAGTAAGATACGGCATACATCTAACAGACGGCAAAAAGTAATGACAACAATAATTGCAACGACTGGTAATAACTTTGCCACGCTTACGGCTGATCAAGGCATTACATCAGAGTTAATACATCCAGACATGTTAAAGATAGTGCAACAAGATACATGGCTTATTGGGGTAGCTGGTAGCGCAAGAGTATGCGATCAATTGCAGTATTCAATCGAATACCCCAAACCACCAGTAGATGTAGTTAAGTCAGATCAATGGTTGAAATGGTTAGTAACTAAAGTAATCCCGTTAATAGATGACACCATTAAAGATACTGAGATGGATGCAGAAGCTCTACTCATTACACATGGCAAAGCATTCTTAGTTAGTGAGAATCTAAGTGTGCTAACTGCCAGCCCTTATTGGGCGATTGGTTCAGGTGCAGACTTAGCATTGGGTTCATTAGCTGATAAGCAATACAAGCCAGACTGGAATAAGAATCATGATCTATCTGCCTTACGGGCTATGGAAGCA